AAGACCCTTATTTTGCCAGTTGCCAATACATGAACCAGCCCGTTAACCCTGCATCGACCATGTTTGATAAGGATGATATTGAGTGGTACGAGGATGAGAAGGAACTACCAGAAAGATTAACTAATTATATCACCGTTGATCCAGCAGGACACGAAGGCTCAGTGGGAGACAACACCGCCATAATTATCGCTGGAGTTGATCGAGATGAAAGTATTTATTTTTACGAGCCATATTTTGATAGATTCAAGCCCGATGAGATTGTAAAGCACATATTTGATGAGTACCTAGCTCGGAGAGTGAGAAGAGTCGGGATTGAGCAGAATTATTACCGGGGAGAACTGGCCAAGAATTTTGAAAGGAAAGGTAGGGAATGGGGCACCAAGGTCAGAGTAGAGCTGTTGAAACATTACGGCAGAAAGGAGCGAAAACAAGATAGGATTAGAGCACTACAGCCGTGGTTTAAGGATGGCAAGATTTTCCTTAAAGGGAAGAAAGTTAGCTATCGGGATGGACAAAAGACGGTAACTAAATGGGTTCCCGTAGGCAAGAACATGAACCATCTTTATAAACAGATAATTTCATACCCGAGGGCGAAAATGTCGGATGATTTAATTGATGCAGCTTCTATGTTTTTGGAGATTATAAAGCCCAGCGGTGGGTTTGATAAAAGCAAGGTAAAAGTTGCCAAGCCAGTAGATGCAATGTTTGGAGCTTAAATGAAAGCCGTAAAAGTCATAAAGGAATTCGAATTCAAACGAATCATGGGAGAATTGGAGTATTTTCCTTATCAATGGGCTTTTGGTGTAAGCATTAGATACCTTGAGTGTGACGGAATGGGTTGGATGTTCAGATTCTATTTTGGCCCATTTAAAGTTTGGTTTAATTTGGGATTAATTATTAAGTAAAGCAAGGTGAGTCAAGTAAAGTAAAGGAGAAAAAAATGTCCGAAAAGAGTAAAGAAGATTTAGTTAGAGAATGGAACAAGTTGAAAGAAGAGGAAGAAAAAAAACGATTGAAGCAACTAATCAAAGAGAAGAAATTTGGGGTTCCCATTAGAAAAAACATTCCTAAAGAAAAGAAAAGTCCAATTGACCAAATTTTTGACAAACTAACAGCGAGAGAACACATAATCCTAGAGGCTCTGGGGTTTTTGAATGATGATAGTGAATATAAGGGTTTTGCAGTGCATCAACTTATTTGTGGACAGATAAGAAACGCACAAGATGAACTGAAAGAACAATATCCAAGACTTAAAGAGTTAAAGTAGAAAAAAGGCTCACCTTGCCTTTTTAGAGGAGGTAAAATTGCCACCCAAATCGAAGGCTCAAGCACGTTTTATGGGTGCAGTAATCGCAGGTAAAGCGAGAAAAAAGGGCCCAACCAAAAAGCAAGCCAGGGAGTTTTTAAGGGGGCATAAGATTAAGGGATTACCGAGGAAAGTTAGAAAGAAGAAAAAGCGCAAGAGAAAGAAATGACACCAAAAGAAGAGAAAAAAGTCAAAGAAGTTAATGAAAAATACACTCTAGCACAGAACAAAAAAAGTGAGGATGACCGCCATGTCGATTTCGATAAATGGGAGAACTATTACGCTGGCACATCTAAGGAGCTGGAGGAGCGTGCAGACAGGGGCTTATCGGCTCTTATGCCTGCATGGGCTCAGGCAGGGGTTGATTATGTTTTAGCTAAAGAAGTAGCAGTTATCTTTGGGCAAAAGCCTTACTGGAGCGTGGGCGCAACTAGAAAGAAATGGGAAGGTGCAGCTAAGTTGCAGCAGGAGCTTTTAACTTGGCACTTAGATAATCCTAAAGAGTTCTTAAATTGTGTTCAGTGGCTTCAGACAAAGGGGGTTTACGGCACATCAATACGAAAGCCCATGTGGGATCGCCAGCAGAATGAATTTGCCCTCGAGGAGATTGATAATAAGAATTTCTATCCTTCTCCTGACGGTACGAGCATTTTTAAAATTCCCTGGACTATACAGCGCTCTTTACGAACCAGGAAATATATTTTGGCTATGGGTAGACCCTGGAAGGGCTCTAGGAAATCTACCTACATAAATACTAAGGAACTGCTCTCTAAAGATGGTGGGCAGTTTATCATGGAGCACGCTGAAGAGCAAGGAACACGCTGGACGGACGAAGAGAAAAAGAACTTATACGAGATTCTTGAGTGCTGGAATAGAGTTACTGACCAAGTTATAACTATCGGGGAAAGAAGGGTGCTTCTTAGGGATAGCGAGAGGCCCTATAAGAAGATGACCAAGCATAGACTTCCTTTTATCGTAATGATTGACTGGCCCAGGCCCAAGTCATTCTGGGGTATCGGAAGAATCGAGGCTATCGAACTTCACTTGAGGGAATTAGCCCATATAAAGAACCAGCGCTTTGATAATGTTAATCTTGTTCTTAATCCTCCGCTGAAGTATGACAAGGGAGCTGGTATAGACTTGGCGGGGCTTCCTCTTAAACCCAATGCTCTCATCGGAATGGATGATTTAGAATCGTTAAAACCGTTCTTTGATGCTGGTTGGCCTTTTGTTACCCAGAATGTTTATGCAGAAACAGCCGAGATAGAGAAAGAAATCCAAAACAGACTCGGCTTACAGGAACCCTCAATGGGGCGCAGGCCAGAGCAAAGGGAAACTGCAACTGCATTAGTAAGGCTTCAGCAAGCGGGAAATACCATATTCCAGTTTATGAACATGATGTCTCTCTGGCTGGGAATGAAGGAGTTGGCTGCCTGGACTTCGGCTATAGATCAGCAGTATCTAAAGGATACCATCGAAATTCCCTGTCTCTATGACTCTGAGCACAGGGGAGATTACTTAACTATAACCAGGGAGCGTTTGAAAGGAGAATTTTATTTTACTCCTAAAGTAGCACCCCTTGATCCTGACGTTATTAAAGATGTGGAACGAGGACAATTTGTAACCGCAGTTCAGCATATATTGGCTTCAGGAGCAAGACTAAGAATGGAGAAACTGGCAGAGGTAATGCTGAGGAAATTTGACATACCACAAGAGGACATTGACCAGATATTGCCAGAAGAGGCAAAAATGCCACGTGGTGGAGAAGAAGCGGTAAGACGAGAAATGGGGCCAAAGGGAAAAGCACCAGAGGAACTGGGTAGGCTTATATCAGGAGAAGCGGGTAAAGCGATGGCAGTGACTCCGGAAAGACCGAGGGGTAGATAATGAATGAGGAACCATTTTACTCTAATGGAGAACCTGAATACGGGGTTCCTTTGGGCCAAACAATACTTGAGAGTAGACAAGTGGCAACCAGAGGACTTTATCAGGATATAAGAGAATACATAATGCGAAAGTACTGGACTCAAAGAACGAATTCTCCATCTTATGGCGATATAGAAATACTTGAAGAGGAACTTAGAAACATGATTGATCCGCAGGAATTTGAAGCGTTAGAGTTTTATGTCTATGAGCTATATATATCGGCACTACCAACTTTGGGTGAACGCAGTCGGAAACCTGGTGATATACATGAAGGCCCAATTCCATATAGAGAAATGGAACCAATGTTAGCGGAAATAGGTGGTGCTCAATATGCCGATATTTTGAGGGAGATGTAATGACCGACAAAGAGAAAGAGAGACAGGATAATATTCTAAAAGTGGCTAGAGCTTATGAGCAAATGCAACGGACTGAAGGTTGGAAATATGTCCAAAAACATATTCAGGACAGAATAGCTGGAGCAAAAGGTAAACTTTCCAAAATTGATTTAGATAAAGAACGGTTTGAGGCTGCGAAGACCCAAGGAGAAATTAAGGCATTTTATTCGTTATTTAATGTTATAAGCAATAAACTTAAAGATGCAGAGAGAATCAAGAAAGAAAAAAAGGAGAAATAAAATGGCAGATGAGAAACTCAATAATCCCGCTTCCGGCTCCAAGAAGGAACAACCTGAGAAGGGGACTGGGTTAGACGAGAAAGACAAGGGAGGAGAAAAGCTTTTAGCAGGTAAGTTCAAATCACCAGATGAGCTAGTCAAAGCCTATCAAAACCTTGAGGCTGACAGCACTCGAAAGAGTCAAGAGGCTTCTAAGGTTGGCGAAAGAGTAGCTAAGCTCGAAGGGATGCTGGAGATGCAAAAGCAAGCTCAGAAAGCACCCCAAATTTCGGCTGAAGAATATCAAAAGATGGAGCGACTTTTCAAAGACGACTTCACCGAGGATTCACTGAAAGCTCTCGCTAATTTCAACCGCCCATTAAGCAACGAGGTTGAAAGAACTAGGGAAGAGCTCCAAGCGCTCAGGGATGAAATTCGTGGCGAAAGAGAGCGAAGGGGTGAGCTTGTTGGCCTAGCTGACAAAGCTCGCAAAGAGGATCCAGAACTTTTTGATACATTGAAGCCCGAAATCGAAAAAGAGCTTAGAGAAGATACGAACTTAGGTAGGTATGAAAATCCCTATGCGGCTGCCTTTTGTAAAGTTAGAGGTAAATCGTATAGGAGTCTAGCTAAAGGCACCGATGCCGAGATAGAGTCCCATGTAGAGGGATCATCTCCAGTACCTCCAGAGGTTAAGGGCAAAGAGGCCCTCAAAAAGAAATATGTGAGTGAAGTCCTTAAAGCAACGGACGACACTCGATTATAATAAACGGAGGTGAGAAAGAATGGCTTCAGCATATAAACAATTATCGGATTTAACTACTGAACGTTTAGAAATGGATTTTACTGAAGAGATAAATAAGCTCGATGCTAAAATCAATCCTCTTACAGTATTGACCAATCAAATTAAGAGCCGAGGTACTACTAATAGTGTGTATCACTACTGGTATCAAGAGGAACTGGATAACCGCTGGGATACTATTAATACAGCAGCTTCAGGGGATGCGTATATCACTGTCTATAACAGTGCTCGATTCCATAAGCATGATGTTTTATACATTCCCGAGGAAGGTTCGATTTTGATTGCTACTGGTGATATGTCGGCAACTAAATCAATCGCTGTAACCGAAATTGCAGTGGGAAGTGGTGACTCAGACGATGGTGATAACATCCTCGTTTTAGGGCCTTCCATTGAGGAAGGTTCTCCTGGAGTGGATGCCTATCAGGGTTCACTTACTCCTAGATCTAACTATACGGTTACGCTGCAAAGAACGTTTGGGGTAACTCGTGAGCAAATGGTCAATGCTATGCACGGAGGAAGCGAGCTTGCTAGGCTTACTAACAAGAAAGGAAGAGAGCACGCAAGAGACATAGAGCTACATCTTTGGTGGGGAGTTCGTGATGAGGATACCACTGGAGTTACGGGTGCTTATGCCCAAAGATGGATGGGTGGAATTCAGTATTTCTTAACTGGCTCAGGTGACTCAAACGCTACCAACACCAATATTGGTGGAGCATTAACTGAATCTGCTCTCCAGAGCTGGCTCTTCGATTGTTTCAAATACACTGATACGCTCTATCTTTTCTGTGGTGAGTATGGACTTCAGGCATTTGATAACTGGGCAAGAGGAAAATTAAAGATGGTTCCTGCAGATAGGAGCTATGGACTTAACATAAGCGAATATCCTCTGGCCGGAAGAATGGCTTATATCGTAGATGCTACTCGTATCTTAGAAGCAGGGCCACAATCAGGCGGAACTGATTTTCAGGATGAGATATGGGCACTCGATCTGGCTGACATCAAATTCCTCTGGTACACAGGTGGAGGGACTAAGCTTACCACCAATGTCCAGAATCCAAAGGCAGGTGTCAACAGACGGGAAGACTTATATCAAAGTCAGTTTACTCTTGAAGTTGGCAACGCTAAGAGACATGGGAGAGCTTACGGTATTACTGGAGTAGGCTAAAAAGTATGACAATCTGGGGGAGCATCTTTTTCTGGTGCTCCTCCTTCAAAGGAGAAATCATGACTGAGATGAAAAAAGTCGTGTTTATGTCCAAATTCAAAAACTTAAATATCTTTCTGGATAAAGGGGGACTGGTAGTCACTCCAGTTCCAGGAGGGTCAGTAAGTAGGATGCAGGCAGCCAGGATGATTAAGTTTCGGAACTTTGGATATGGAAGTGCTAATGCTAAAGAGATAGAGGAAATCAGGCAATATCTTCTTGAACATCCAGAAGACGGGATACACGAGGTCGTGCCAGTTACCGCCGAAGAAATCCTGGTGAAGAAAGAAGCTAAATTGGCTGCAATGGTAGCAGAAGTTGCCAAGGCAAGGGAAGTGGTAGGAGCAGTACCCAAAGAGACTCCAGAGCCAGTTGAGCTTCCAGAGGAAAAGAAGGTTTATGCTGAAAAATGTCCTGACTGTGACTGGGTAGCTGAATCATTTGTCAGTGAAGCACAGATGAAGAATAAGCTCCGAGGTCACCGAGCAGGCAAGCATAGGAAATGAGAGTAACCTTTACCTGTGGGCCTAAGACTCTCAGTTTTAATGTACCGATAGCACATTTTAAGGAGGGGAAGCTTATAAACCCGAATCCTCGAATTCGCTTTCGGAATCATAGGTATGAAACTGAAGATGTTTGGGAAATAAAACAGATAAGGGAATGGGGTAAGAAATATCCCAGAGATGAAATAAAAGAATTAAAATAACAAGTCCGGGTAGGAGCCTGGGACTAAATAGGAGAAAATTATGTCTACAGCATTAAGATTTGTTGATTATTTTCGTCATTACATAAGAGCAAAAAGAGTTGCATTTGATACAAATTGGGATAGAACGAGCGGAGAAGGAGCTTATCTTTTAGGCAAAAGGGAACACTACTCTGGACTGCCCATAGGTATGGCTACGCCTGCCGACTGCGAGGGTATCAAGATGGAGTTTAATTATGGAGTAGCACCAAGCAGTGTAACTGGCAATGGCAAAATGGTTCATGGCCTGGATGTTAAAATGACTATGGATCAAGATTGGGATTTCACTCTAAAGCCATATAATGCCACAGTTAGAGGAGCTAGGATTCAAGCCATTAGTCAAAAGGACGTTAGTGGTAGGGTAATGGGTGCCTATATAAATGCACGGGCAGAGGGAACCTACGAAATCGAGGGATACATTTCAGGTGCAACCGGCCCTGGAATGATTGGGATAGAGGCGAGAACTGAACTTGCTACCAGTGCTCAGATCACGACTACTTCGGCTGTGGGTGTATTGATATTTCACCGAAACCAACAAGATGCTGATATTATCACTGGAGGGTACAGAGGTCTTCAAGTTGAAGTCCCTCTTATGGGGACAGGTGCTTCAATAGAAGGCACTACATATGGAATTTATATCGCTGACGAGTGGGGTGGAGGAGATGATTTCGACTGTGGTATGTGCATAGACGATGACGTTTGTACTACTGGTATTCAAATTGGTAACTGTACTACTGGTATTACTCTTGATGGGACTATGACTACTGGTCTTAACATTCCCACTGGCTGTACCACTGCTATCCAGACTGGTGCCGATGCTTCTGATGGCGGGGATGTCAAGTTCTACGGAGCTACAACGGGGGAAATTTGCGAGTGGGATTCTAGTGCGGCCACTCTTAAGATTCAGTCTACACATACCTTGAGTGGCTCCACACCAGTGAATATACTAAGGATAAACAACTATCCTACTATGGCTGCAAGTGGTAGCACTAGGGGACTGTTAGTTTTAAGTGAGGCTCTAGCTGGCACGGAAGGTGCATATTTGGTAGGTATTGCAGCTATTGCTGAGCAAGATTCAACCTTACGTGTTCATGGTGTTATGAGTGCCATATGTGCTTCGCTTATCAGTGGGACAGATGATCCTCAGACTATGTGTTGCGTAGAGATGACATATAAGAATACTGGTGCCAGTAGTTCAAGCTCCCAGAGTTATATGTTGCTTAGAGAATACAGCACCGGGACTCCCTGTTGTGTTTTCCTTAATATGCCTGACCATGATACTGGTTCTGCTGACCGTATGAATCTTTTCTGTGAGAATGGTGCTGCAACTACTTGTAGCCACACGCTTCGGTGTTTAGTGGGTGGCAACCCTTACTGGATTATGCTCTGTAGTACACCACCAGCATAAGAACTGAAATGAACTGTGATTTATGTAAATTAGCGGCAGGGAAAGATATTATTCTCTGCCGCATCTAAGAAAGGAGAGCTAAATGAAGCTCAACGTATTAGACCGTCTCCTGCTTCTAAACATTTTGCCACAAGAGGCAAATTTTATCACATTGAAGATAGTGAGAAACTTGAGGAATGATCTCAGTTTCTCAGAAGAGGAGCACAAGAAGTATAAGTTTGTGGAAACCGAGGGAAGAGTAAACTGGAATCCAGCGGAAGACCAATTCAAGGAAGTCCACGTTGGAGAGAAGGCAACGGATATTATCGTAGAGGAGCTGGAGAAGCTAGATAAGGATAAAAAGCTAACTATGGAGCATCTTTCACTATTTGAAAAATTCATTGAGAAAAAGTGAAATTACATCTCGGTTGTGGCACACAGATCTTTGAAGATTATATAAATGTGGATTTTAAGCGACTGGATGGTATTGATGTTCAGGCTGATATAAGATGGCTGCCGTTCAAAAGTAACTCATTTGAACTCATAGAGACCTATCATGCGATTGAACATATACCCAGACAACAAATAGAGTCTGCTCTGGAAGATTGGTTCAGGGTATTGAAACCAAACGGAGAATTGATAATTGAGTTGCCTGACTTCAACCAGAACTGTAGAGATTATCTCAAAGCCATAGAAAAAAAAGATTGGGACTCTGCAAATATACACCTTATGTTCATATATGGTGGTGACATGGCAAATCCAGAAGACGGCCATCGTTGGGGATATGTTTTTCAGGGACTCGGTTTTCTATTAGACAAGGCTGGCTTTACTCAAATTGCACAAACACCAGCACGTGATTTTCATACTAAAATGGCTGCGTGCATAAGGATTAAATGTAAAAAACAATGGGTAAAATTATAGTACCTGGACTAAGAGGATTAGGTAAGTTTCCTGTTCCTGATTTAAGACCAAAGCCAGTAGCGATGAGCTTAACACCGAATAGAATCAAAATCCTAATTGGGATGCCTTTTGGTAGACCAATGGATTTACTACCAATAGAGTCATGGGTGGCTCTGTTTATTAAGGCAGTGACTAATCCTTGCTATTTCATTTCAGGTAAATATGTGCGCACTGCCTATCTGGATGTGAATCGGGATACTATTGCCGCAGAAGCACTGAAGCAGAAAACAGACTTTGTGCTGATGGTAGATACCGATATGGATTATCCCGACACTACTCTCGATACTTTGGTATCCAGGGATAAGGATGTGGTTGGAGTGGCTTATTACACGCCTCGATGGAATCCAGAGGAAAAGAAATCTGAAGAAGTATGGCCGCAAATCTATGACTATAACATAAAGGCAAAACTTTGGAGTCAGTGGCCAATGATTAAAGAGACGGAACCCTTCAGAGTAGATGCAGTGGGAACAGGGATAATGCTAATAAAGACTAAGGTATTTAAGAAGCTAAAAAAACCCTGGTTTCCATTCTTTCGGACTGAGTATAAGGGGGATCCTAAAGTAATGGGTGAGGACTTGGGTTTCTGTCTTAAATGCCTGGCTAACGGAATTGAAGTCTGGGTAGATCCCACAATTGATGTGGGTCATAATAAAGCCTATAGATATAGCAAGAAGGATTGCACTACAAAATGAGTAACGACGTAGTGAATATTCTCGTTCCTACACGGGGAAGGGCAAAGCAACTAAAGAGGAATATGCACCTTCTCAGAGAGAATACTCGTTACCTAGCTTATGAGTTAATTATAATTGCAGATGCGGATGATAAGGAGACTTTAAGGGTCTGTGACAAAGAAAGATTAGATTACCTAGTTATGCTGGATCGAAGCTACTTTGCTACCAAGATAAATTTTGCTTTCTTCAAGGCTGGCGGTAACTACTTAGTCTGTCTTTCAGATGATGTGGAAGTCAAGGCTGATTGGCTAGGAATAGCAGTTGATTCTTTTAGAAAAGCATTTAGCGATGATACGGGTGTTCTTTGTTTTGATGATGGAGGAGAATGGGAATTTGTAATCGCTCCTCATCCCTTCATTTCTCGCAGGTGGATAGATAGATTTCAACATGGCAAATGGGTCTTATGGCCAGAGTATTGGCATAACTACGGAGATACCGAGATTAGTATGGTCTCTCATGCCATAGGTAAATTTCTCTGGTGTCCAGAGTCCAAAGTAATTCATCACAGACCACAAAATTGGAATGAGGCAGATTCAACCTGGAAAAAGGTAGTGGATGAGATACATCCAAGAGATTATGAAATATATCATCAAAGGGTACTTGATTGTTTTCCAGGGTATGGGCCAGAGGAGATTAAAATACCGTTCTCACAAATTGAACTCCACAATGGGGCTCTAAGATTGAAAATGGCCGAATGGAATGAAAAAAGAAAAAAGTCTTGAACATATAAAAAAAGTATGTGGGGGAGGAGAAGAGGCAGATTTTAAGAAGCATCCCCCTACAGAGGAAGAAATATTTGAGTGTGTGCAACGATTAGGCTGTGTAAGCCTGGAAGAGATAGCGTTTCATAGAAGAAAAATAATAATAAGGAGGGAATAAATGGCAACGGCGGCAGTATTTTGTGGATATGCAGTAATAGCAGACGATGGAGTAGCTGTACAGTTACGGTCAACAGGTAACACCATTAAGGGTGGAAATATAATGGCTCCAAAGACTAACCTGGGTTATGTTGTACTGGGGCACAGCACGGTTACTGATGACAAAGATACGACTACGGGGGGCTATCCATTAGCACCAGGAGCTGTTTATCCAATAAATGGACAAACGGAAACTAACATTTGGTATATAAATGGTAAGGAGGGGCAAGAAGTCTATTTTGCATTCTTCTCTAGCTAAGGAGCTATAAATGACCTTTACAGTAATGAAAGCTATGGTGCTAGACCTCATTGCGGAAGAAAATAATGACCGCTTTGATGATACATTCGTGGGCCGAGCCGTCAATTTGGGATGTGTGGATTTCCTCGACAAATGTGAGGCTATAGATACTCACTGGACTATTGACACGGTAGCAGATCAGATGTGGTATCTTTCTCCCACTAATTGTTTTGAGCTAACCAGAGTAGAATGGGTGGATGATTGGGTGGGTTCTACTGATTTTGGCCAGAGACTTAAGCTAGAGAGAAAAACCTTTAAGGAAATGGATGATGAATATCCTCTTGATACTTCCCGTGCTGAAGATAACACTAGCTGGCAGGAGATAACTGGCGACCCTGTGGTCTGGATTCCTAAAGAGCATGATGTTATAGGAATATACCCAGCTTGCGATACGAGTGATGATAAGCTCTTTCTCTATGGAAGAAAAAAGCACGTGGATATGGATGAAGATGCTAATACTCCTGGATTTGCTGACCAATGGCATATTATACCCTGTATTTATGCAGCTAGGATGTTGCTACGAAGCGATAACGATGAGAAGGCAGCGGGCTTTGAGAGATGGTATAAGGAAGAAGTAATGATGGCTAAACGCACTATAATGGAGAGAAAGAAGCATATGCCATCAACGTGGAGGATGTACGCATACTAATGGTCTGGACAGAGCGAACGAAACCTACGGATAGTGCAACAGAAAGGGTGCGAGTTGGTGGCCCTGGATATGATTTTTCTATGGTAAATATTTTCTGGGATAGGACTGATATTTATTTTGATAACACTGCAAGGCACGTCACCGAGAGAACCAAACCCAGTGATGGCGAAGTAGAGCGAACTAAGCCCACAGATAGCTGGACGGAACGCACCAAACCCACGGACACAGCTACGGAGCGAACTAAACCAACATAGGAGGTTATAAATGGAAGATATATCTAAGCAAAACAAGGTTGCATTGGTAGAACGGCGACTTACGGAAGTTAAGAATGGCCTCTATGATTTAAGCATACAGGCACGTGTTGCCGACAAAGTTGGGGATAAAGCGACTAAAGACCGGGCTGTGGAACAGATGAAAAGATTCGAGAAGATGAAAGACGAGTATGACAAGATACTGGCAGAGCTAGATAAGGAATAACATATGGCACATTTGACCGATTTAGACCTTACTGCACCGGCAGATTCACTCTTTTCTGGCGGTACTGTTTTAAATACTTGGCGAACTAGAATCGATGCCCTCAATGATATCTTGGGTGATATTACCACAGCTGAGGCTAATCAGGTAGAGAATATAGCAACTACCACTATATCTGCAGCTCAATGGGGATACCTCGGAGCTTGCACCGCAGGTGGTGGTCAATTATTAGCCGCTTTGACTGCTGGTGAGAGTACACAACTAGAGGCCATTGGAAGCACTACAATATCCTCAACGCAATGGGGTTATTTAGGAGCATTAAATCAAGGACTCACCACAACTAGCACAGTGACTTTTGGGACAATTAACGCTTTTACTCTCGGGGGCAAACTTACCGCAGGAGCTTCAGAGATAGAAGGTACTGGTTTTGATATAAACGGTGGAACGATAGGTGGAGTGACACTAGATGGCGCTATAGCTGGAGGAGACCAAGGCATTACTGGCGTAGGGGATATGACTTTTACTGCCGGTAGCATTCTTGCAGCTGCGGCGGCAGATACTAGCACGTTGTTAATCAAGGCAGGAGGACTTGCTGGAACTTCGGTAATTACGATAACTTCGTTGGATGCAGGAGATACTATCGCTTTTGCTAATATAACTGCACTTGTTGCCTCAGGTAATCTTGATATTGGGGCGCATGGATTCACGGCGAATACTCTTACTGCTGATGGACTAACTCCAGGACAGGTAGTTATTGCTGGTGCTGGCGGCTTACTCGGTGGTGATACCGATTTGACATTTAGTGGCGATACCTTGACTGTTACTAAACTTGGCGCATTCCAAGCCGCTGGAGTAATTAACTTCGATTCGCAGAATATGACCAATGTGGATATCGATAGTGGCACTATTAACGGAATAACTGATCTTGCAGTCGCTGATGGAGGGACGGGCGCATCTAATGCAACGAATGCTAGGAGTAATCTCGGTCTTGTAATAGGAACTAATGTATTAGCACAGCAGACTATAGGAATAGCCAACGACAATCTCCTTGAAGTAGATCATGCTTCTCCAGCTGATGATGATTATGCTAAGTTTACAGCGAATGGGTTGGAAGGGCGCAGTTATACCGAAGTTGTATCAGATTTAAGTCTGGATACACGAAGATTATTTAATCTCTGTCGCAATGCTGCCTTTGCTTCTCGTAGCGGAGGCACATCGGCAAAGCCAGATGAGTGGGAATTAGAAGGTAGTCCTACTGTTGCTTATGATACTGTAGACCCTAGTTATGGCGACTACGCAGTTAAACTTACTGCTACTGGGGCAGGTGATGAGGGACAAAAACAGACTTTAACTCATCTTAAAATCAGCACTAAATATCAAATATTCGCTAGAGTTAAGGTTGATGCAGGAGATACGGCCTCTCTTATCACAACTGGAGCGACTACTAATATCAATGTAGATTCAACTTCAGAATCTTGGGAAGATATAACTGGGGAGTTTATTACAGATGGTTCTGCTACCGATGTAGTAATAAAGTTGGTAGCCTCAGCCAATACAGATGTTGCCTATTTCTGTGGAGTGACCTGCGTAGAAGGTAATATACCTCCCGCTAATTTCATAAGGAGAGTGAATGAGACGATTTATCTTACTACGCCAATTACTGATACAAGTTGGGATAGCGATGGTTATAGTAGTGCCGAGGCGGATTTAGATTTGTCTGCTTTTGGAAATGGTTGCCCGCCTAAAATTAAGGCTGTTTTTGTATCTACAGTAGGTAGAGATTCAGCAAGCTCAAGCGGAGCTGCCTACTTTTGGCTGGGAGTAGGCGGTGTTGCTCTCACAGTTTCTAATGTCGTTGGTGGAGTAAATTGCACTAATCAGCCAGATGATACTCCACTATATGGTTATGCAACAATTCCCTGTAATGGTAACGGAGACATTCGGTATAAAATAGCCGCAAGTGGTGCGAATACATTTGATTGTTGGCTTGCTATTTGGGGCTATGTTTTAGGAGAATAAATGGCTATACGAAATCACGCATTAACTTCATTTCTGGGACTAAACACTGAGGTATCTGATTTCCTGCTCAAGGATAATGAAGCGACAGCTATATCTAATGTGGATGTGGATTATAGAGGGTATCTCAGGAATAGAGCTGGTATAGATAAGGTTAACGATGATGCTATTGCTGAGAATGCAACTGTCAAGGATGTATTGGGCTTGTATGGATTCTACAAAGATGGAGTGGCTAGCTACAAGAAGATATGTGCAGCAGGGACTAAGCTACTTCAATTTGATGGAACAGATTGGCAGGATTTAAAGACTTCTTTGGTTACTGGGGGTAGGTGGAACTTTATAACTCATCTAAATGTCTGCTATGGAGTGGATGAGAAAAATACTCCGCAAAAAATTACTGAGTCTGGAACAGATTATTCATCGGCAAACTGGACTGGTTTGGCTAATAATGACCCTCCTGATTTAGCTCCTTTCATTATTGAGCATAGAGATAGGGTATTCATAGCGGGCGATCCTGATAATGCTTCTACAGTGGTATATTCAACTATGAATGCCACCCCTGATTTTAGTAATACAGGCATAACAGGAATTCCCATTCTTAAAGGTGACGGGCAAAAGGTTACTGGGTTGTCTAAGCTAGGCTTTAATTTAATTGTCACCAAGAAACACCAGATACATCATATCTCAGGGTGTACTTCGGCTGATTTTGTCATGCGTATGCTTGTGCCGGGTAAGGGCTGTTTTGCTTATAGGAGCTTGGTCAATACTGGCAACACTATAATTATGCTTCACGATAGTGGAATCCTTAACTTTAATGGACAAACAATTCAAGATATGTCCCTCAATTTCAAGAGCAAGATCGACGCAATACTCAGTAGCTATATCCAGAACGCCTGTGCAGTTTATAAAGATAAGCGATATTGGCTTTCTTATACTTCTAGCGGAACGAGCAATGATAAGACTTTGGTGATTGATTCAGTTTCAGGGGCTTGCACCGAGTATGACTACGGTGTGAATGCTTTTTATCTTGACTTAGCTAATAATTTATATGGTGCGTGCAACTCAGGATTTGTAAGACAACTTGATACGGAGACTGACGATGATGGCTCTGACATAGATTCTTACTGGCAAAGTAAATATCTTGACTTTGGAGCACCCAATGTAACCAAAAGAATTAAAGAGTGCATAGTCTATTGTTCTTTGGCAACGGAGGATTTGAGCTTTAGATTTGATATTGACCATAAAACTGGTGGAACTGGAAGGCAAGACTGGACTAAAACGGTTGCCCCCACTTCAACCACAGTAACCGAAGTGAGGTTTTCCTGCTCAAAGGAGTTAGTGGGAAAAAGATTTAGACTAAAGATTTCTCACAATGGCAGTGAGACTTTCAAGGTTTATCAGGTTATCTTTAGATACGAGCCCATTGCTCGCAGGGGAGATATAGCCAGTGTCAAGTGAAGCAGGGCACGTTCAAATTACTGAGTTTAGCAAAGAAGTTATCCCTATGATTAACTGGCAGATGGAGGATTTATTCTGCCAGTATGGCGTAGCTATGCCTTACTTTATGCTTGACTTTGATTTCCCTGACTACTTTCAACGTCCAGATTGGGTTAGCGGCTATAACTTTAATCTTGACTGGGGGCCGTGGGGATACTGGCTTGTTTGGTTTAATGAGCTTCTGGGGTTCTTGTTTGATGAGGCTCATCTACCACGCTGGCAAATGCCAGATATGTCAGAATGGAGTTGGGCTATGTTTAATGATTATATGAGTGAATTATATGACAATATGCAGAGACACTATGTATATGGACAGTCGGGAACTTTTACTAAAGATGAAGTGATAGAGGGAGAAACATCAGGTATTACGGGTTGGTATAAATGGAAAGATGGTGATGGCTATATTCACGTAGCTAAGAAACGGGATGCGGCGGGTGAACCTGTGGTAGATTTCGAGGAGGAGAAAATAGTAGGGCAAACTTCCGGAGCTTACGCTTGGACTTATGAAGATTACTGGCAAGATTATACACTTTCAAGAGTGGCAGGCAATAATGTAATATGTCGCCACAGTGACTATCCTTACACTGAGACTACCTATGAGGAGGCGCAAGCTAACTATGAGGATGACCCAACTTGGGAGATAGAGACTAAAGGTGATGATTTATATGTGCGATGGGGTGCTTCACAGCCATATATTTATTATACAATATGGGTTAGGAATACTTATATATCTTTCAATACAACATCTATATCAGAGGTTCAAACTGCACAGATTTTTCTGGATTATGTAACTTGTCCAGGGCTAGATTCGGGCTCTCCCATACTCTATATTTATAAGCATGATTTTGGAGACACACTAGAGTCTGGAGATTGGACTGGAGGCACGCTGATTGCCCAGAGAACGTTTACAACCGCTGATAATCTACAAGATGTTACGATAGATATTGACCCTGCTGATGTTACACCTGGGGGATATTCCAGATACAGATTTGCATGGAAACGGACAGTAGATTTTGATTATTTTGCCGAAGAGGATTTACCTGCTCAAGATCTTCTTGCTGCCGATTACGTCAAATTAAAATTGTCAGCTACATAACATAAAGGAGGATTATTATGCCTAAAATACCTAAATTTCCTACATATCAACCATACGGTACAGACGCTGGTACACATTGGAGAGGGGCTGAAGAACTGGCTGGATTTGGTTATCAGTATCCTGGTAGGCAAGCACCCATGCCTACTTTTCCTACAGCTGAGATGCCTACTATGGAGGAATATCCCGAAGTAACTCCTATGCCTACATACGAGCCAGGGGTGGGGGCCTATCCTATTACGCAGCTCCCTGCTTATAAATCTACGCCAGAAGCTTATCCAGAATATCGAGCACCTGCAGATGAAGTATCTCGGGAGCTAATGACTAGCATCCGAGAAAGAATGGCAGGTGAGGGCACCGCAGGAGCAGAATCAGCTATATATGAGAGGGGAGAGGATAGAGTCCAGATAGAATACGAGGAAGGCTTAAAGAGAATTGATGAGCAGATGGCAGCCAGGGGCTTAACCGGCTCAGGCATACACGGAGAGGCGGTAGAAAAGCTGGAAACAGAGAGACAGAGAAGTTTAGCGGATTTATCTAGGCAAATTACTATTTATGGACAGCAAGCAATAGAGTCTGCTATGGCTAAGGGGCAGCAATATGTAGCCTATCAATCGGCTGAAGCGCAAAGGGAATTAGTATCAAGAGAAAGAGGTTGGGCTGGAAGGACACAGGAAAGAATTAGGGGGTTTGAGTCTGAAGCCAGGGCAGCAGAAGCTAGAGGAGCATCAGAGCAGGCAGCCTATAATACTGCTATAGCAGAAAGGGTAAGGAGTTATGAAGCTCAAGCTAGAGCCTGGAGTGCCAAGACTGAAACTCAGAGAACCAAATGGACGGATAAAGCCAATCTAGCTATACGGAAATATCAAATAGAAATGGAAAAAGCTCAATTGCTACAGCAAGCTAAAATGACAAGCTGGCAAGTGGGGAGAGAGGAATACAGAAGAGTTTATGAGTCTCGGTATCAAGCTACCAGAGATACATACATAGCACAAAGGGACGCAGAGGAAGCGGCTCGGCAAAAAGAAAATGATGAATGGAGAAGAGAAAAGGAGAGAATAGAGCTACAGATTAAAAGAAGAACGGCTCGGTATGAGGAGTTTAAGGGAGGTCTGCCTGATATGGCTGGCTTTGGAGGAGGAGAACCTATGTTTGGTGGATTTGGTGGCGGTGGCGAGCCTGAACCTTATTATGAGGGCTATAAAGCCCCGCCTGGTGGATTCAAAGCCCCGCCTGGTGGATTCTATGGTGGAGGTACGTAAATGAATGGAAACGAACTAGCTAATGTATTGAGATGGCCCAAAGGAGAAGAGTATCAACACGAATGGTATGCTGGTCAGCAATTACCAAAGGAATGGTGGAAGACAGATTTTCCTTATGGAGAAGCTGAAAGAATGGGATATAGATTATCTGGTCAAGAATTAGAAACATTTAGAAAACGACAAGGAGAGCAAAGAGAACCAAAATCTCTCTCTGATGAGCTTGCCGATATACTTAGAAGACCCGAAGTTAAAATGCTCGATCCTCTTCAGAGAGCAAACCTCATAGAGACAATACAAAAAGCTCAGGCAGCTATAGCAAAACGGGAAGAGGAGAGGGAAAAGCACGAAACAGAGATGCTGACAATAGGTAAGGAAACACAACTACGGGAGAGAGTTCAAGCTATACTTCAGAGCGATAGAGTGCCAGCACAAAAAGTAACTGCACTTACTATGGCAGGTGTGCCGCTCTCAGACGCTCGGGATATGGTATGGGGAAAAAGAGCACCCGAGGCTGAGGAAAGACCCGCTAGAGAAGCAGCTCCCAGAGCTAGAGCAGCACCAACAGGGGAAGAACTCGTTGAGGGACTTAGACCAGAGAGAAGGGGAGTTCAGTTTAGAATGGTGGGAGGAGAGTTGATAAAGGAGCGTGCTGGGATATGGGAAGAAGAAAGGCTTACCCCTGAACAGAAAATCGCTAAACGAGAAGCGGGATTAAAAGAAGCTGAATATTATAGAGGACGAGCCTTGGAAAGAGAGGGGGTTGTAGAGAAAGAAGAAATCAAAAAACAAAAAGTTGAAAATGCTAGAAAAATACGAGTTATCAATGCTGTAGCTAGTGCCGTAGAAGGCACTATGTCCTTGCCAGTATTAGCGACTATTCTTGAAGGGGAGGGTTACTCAACTGATATTATAGCTGACTATATTGGAAAACCTCTAACTGAGCTTGAAAAAGCAGATCTCACAGGTAAAAAATTAGAAAATGCTATAAGATTTGCTGATTATCATAGAGAGTTAGCTGTGAAAAGAGAACGTCCAGAAATGTTTGTTCCTTTAGAAGAAAGAAAATTTGATGAAGAAGTAAGGCAAGCGCACGAAGATTATGAGAAATGGGAAGTAGAGCGGGGAGATGAACAGGCTCAAGCTCTACTTGATAATGCAATTAAATTAGCTCAAGAGAAAAGGGATGCTAGAAAAGCCGAAAGGGAAGAGTCCGCAGAAGCAAGAGGTTTAGCTGTAAAGAGAGCTTATCCTGAGTTATTTATTCCTTTGGAAGAACGACAGCAATGGTGGGAAGAGGATAAATGGAAGGAAGAAGTCAAAGAAGATAAGAGACGATGGGAAAAAGATTTTGGTGCTGAAAGAGCACAGGAAATGTTCGATAATTTAATGACAGAGCGAGAATACTTTGATGGTATTAGACAGATAGAAGCAGAATGGAAAAGAGATGCGGAAAAATACGGAGATGAGAGAGCTGATAAAATGAAGGAGTGGCGACTGAAAGAATGGGAAGCGGTGAATGCTCACAAAAAAGACCTATGGGATATGGGATTTAAGGATAGGGATTTCGTAGAAACAAAAGCTCAATGGTGGGCGGATTTCTACAAAACAAAAAAGGACAAGAAAGAAGAAGCAAGACAATTTAATGTGACAGAGGAGCGCCTTCTAAAGGAAGAGGCCAATAGAGTAAGAGAATTCGAGGAGAAGTTAAAAAAGCAATATAAGGATCTTGATCTTGAAGTTAAAAAATATGGATTGACAAGGGATGTAGAAGCTCGTATAGCAAAAATGGCACTCTGGAACTTCGTATTAGATTGGCAGAAACTAGGACATGATGGAGCACTATTGAAATGGGAAGAAGCAAAAGAGGAAAAGAAATACTGGTGGAAAGAAAAAGAAATAGGACTAAAGAATCTACAAGCATTCACCAGCTTCATGGGAGCAATGGATAAAATCATAGGTAATGCCAAGACCAGTGATAATCTGTGGGAATTGGTAAATAAGGTACTAGGAGATTCACTTGGTGAAGATTATGTTGGTTTGATTAAGGTATTAAACAAAGAAGGGAAAGCACAGATAGAAATTCCTGAAGAACTCTCTGTAGCATTAGATGATTTACCATCGGGGCAGAAAGATAATGTGATGGAATGTTTTAAAGCTGCGTACAACACAAAGACTGGAGAGTGGCACATACCAAATCAAAGCCGAATGAAAAATATAGGTGCATTTTTCTTGGGTGAGGTAGGTATAGAGCCCAAAGAATTAAAATTGGATAAGCTCGGATGTAATCTCTCCTTTGAAGAATTTTGTGATAAAGTATTGCAGGAACCATTCTGGTCTGATGCAGATAAGGGTGCAGTAATTAGAATGAGAGTGGATCCGCAAATTGCACAAGGATTGCTAGCTAAGGCCAAGGAAAAGGGCGTATTAATATCGCCAGCGGATGTAACAAAACCAAGCCTATGGGATAAAATTACTGGATGGTGGCCTTTTGGTAAGGGGAAGAAAGAACCAACTGAAATTGATTTTCCTGCTATGAAAGCTGAAGTTGACCGAATTTATGACGAGACTGGTAGCATTAGACCAGTAACAGAATACTTAGAAAGTATGGGGATAACTCTTGATAAGTATAAAGAATGGTTACGAGGAAAATAATGCCTTTGAGTGAACTAGATAGATTGCTGTTGGAAGAGGAACCAGAAGAAGAAAGACTAAGCGGTTTGGATCAAGCACTGTTGGGTGTTCCTGAAGAAGTGCCTACTGAGGAGCCTCCCTGGTGGGTGAGTGGATGGAGAGAATATGAAGAAAGAATGGGATTACCCGCCGAGAGACCCTGGCACGAAAGACTTGGAGCAGTAGCCAAAACTTTTACTCCCTGGGGAATAACTGGTGAAGACATTGAGAGAATATCTGTTGCTCCAGAGTGGCAAGGCATACAACAGAAAATCAAATCTGGCACAGTTCTCACAGAAGATGAAATAAGTTTTGTAGATAACTATTTAGCAGGACACGCAACTAGACCTCCTGGATTCACAGCCGAGCAATGGTTAGCTCAACCGAAGGCCCTACAGACAGGTTATAATGTTGCTACCACCATAGCGATAATAATGGGTGTAACTGCGCCCATTTGGACTCACCCCAGCTTTCCTAGAATGACAAAAGCTACTGCGTTAAAACTCTATCGAGGAAAACTACCTGAAAGAATTCCTGTAGAGGCTGAAAGAATGGTAGTCAAAAAAGGGAAATTTCTTGGGGTTGAGCCTGTAATTACAATGCGACCTCCATCTATGAAGATTAGTGCACCTTCGGTAGCAAGAGAATTTGCCACAATAAAGCCTGCTATTGTCAAGTCAATGAACGCACTTCAATTCAAGGATACTATTCATAAACAACTTTATGAATTGGTATCGAAATATAAGCCAAATCCGAGCACAGTAGACATGAAACCTTTTTATCAAACAGCAGACCATATTACAGGCCCATCGTTGATAGCAGCAGCAAAGGTTTTAGCACCAGGTTATTTAGATACTACTTATAGCCAGATAAATCAGGTTCTTCCTTTTATGATTAATCAGCTTGTAACGAGTGGTACAGCTATTCCTCAAATAAGAAAGGAACTTGAAGCAGAAGAAAAAATTGTAGACGAGGAAATGGTGAGACCACTCACTCCCACACCAGAGGAATATGCCGCTCCTGAAGTAGCACTAAAGGCTGTGGTGCCAGAGGAGAAAATTCCAAAGGAGGTCGTACCCAAGGAAGAAATTGAGCTTATCCCTGAACAGGAACAAAGTTTAGCTGGTGGGCCAGTATTGGGTAAGGGATTTGATATAGTTAAGGGCTGGCCTATAATTCCAGAACCAGAGAAAGGCACTTTAGGCAAAGCAATTGATAAAACCCTCAAGACTTTTTCCGTATATACCCGAATAAAAAAAGAAGAGCCTGAAATGTATTTCAGACTTAGGGAATTCAAGGGAGGGGAGGGTGTAGCTTTTACAAAAGCGAAACAAACGAACGAGAAAATTTGGGGCAGGATAACTCAGAATGAAGCTCTAGCCATACAGAGATATAGACAGATACCAGAGAAATACCCCTTGGAAAAATTAGCAGAAAAATTGAGACCCGCAGCAGGCAGACTAGATGCAGTTCTTGAAGAAGAGTTAGAAGATTTTATCGCTATGGAAAAGATGACAGTTGGTTGGCCTTATTCTCGAATAAATGAATTGAATGAAGAAAAAGAAAAATTATTAGCAGAAATACCTCTTTTAAAACAAGAGCCAGCAATTCAAAAACGACAAGATAGAATAGCTGAAATAGATGAATTAACGGATATGTTAAAGAGTCGCAGATTTTTTCCAGGAAGATATACAAAAACTCCAGAGACTCAATCTTCAGTATTAAAATTCCTACCTGAAGGCGTGTTCAGAGGTTCTCGACTGAGGGAAAAATGGATAAGTGGTAAGACTATACCCGATATAGATGCTGCAATTGAAGTAGGATTGGAGCCCCTCGACCCTAGAGCAGCCATGCTTCGCCATCTTTTTTGGGCAGAGCTTGAAAAGAACAAATGGATTTTACATGAAGGAATTAAGAGCAATCCCAATCTAGCAATTCCAGAGGAATATGCTCCCGAATGGTGGGATGATTATCCAGCAATCAAAGGATATAAACTTAATCCTTTAATTACTGATGTACTAAGAGAATTTGATATGTCCACCAGAACAGAAGGGGTAGAAGCAGCCTATCGAAAATTTGCAGCAATAGGCAAAAGAGCAGTATTCTGGAACTTTATCATTATGGGAGGAGTATATGATCCACAGCAGGGATTTAGGGCTGCTGGTTGGGGTGCTATAAATCCTGTTTCCTATGCAAGAAATATAAAATCAGTCATAACTAAAGATGAAGGATATAAATTTTGGTCAGGACTTGATCTTTTCTCCAAACCTGTTGATATTCAACCCCAAAGAGATGTTAAGCAACTAATAGAATCAGCAATAAGACAGATGGATGAAACAACCCCTAAATATAGTCAGCTCATTGAAAGACTAACTGATGGAGAGTGGAATTTCAAGGACACCACAAAAATACAAAAGGTCGTCAAAGCCGTTAAAGGATTATCCAGTCTTGAGTGGAATCTTGCTTGGGGACTTGATGCGGCTTCCCGAAAAACTACTGCTGAAAGACTTGTTGCGATAGGTCTCTCACCCAGAGAGGCTGCTGAACAAGCCAGATTTCATCATGCAGATTATGGGGATGTGCCTGGTAAAACCAGACGTTTTTTGAATCTGGGTATGCTGACACCAACATATCAAATTGCTAGTGGTAAAGTTTATCTTAATATGATGCGCCATCCCGTGAAGGAACGAGGCCCAATAGCTCGCACTATCGGTTTTCAGATACTTATGGCAATTGGAATGGGCATACTCGGATATAGATGGACACGGGGTAATGTCTTCGTTAAAAAAATTGATAAAACCAAAGAGGATGTGATAAGTAACCCTGGGCCATTGTACTGGTTAAACAAGCAAATCAGAGATCCTCGTGTCAGTGTTTATTGGCAATCCTCCGTTCCTTTAAATATACTTCTTTCTGTTGTTACTAATAATGATGGTTTGGGTGGGAGAGTATATGACAGAAAAGCCAGTAAGGAATGGCAATATACACAGACGGCAGAATTTGTTATAAAGAGATGGCTTCGTCCTTTGGAGTCTGCTGGAAGATTAACAGATGAGTCAAGATTGCTATTGGATAGGTTGCTATCGCTGGTGGCTATAACTAAGTATCAGAGAAAGCCGTGGAAAGAGAAAAAGAAAATATCCAAATACTGGTGGCGCTAATTAGTTCGTTTAGATATGGTGAGCATTAACATTCCACCAATGAGTACTGGAATAATTGAAAGTCTAAAGTAATTAACGGTATAGTAGTAGCGTCGCCATTTGGCCCAGCCTGACCTGACTGTCTTGTAATGTTGAGTTACACTACTTATAGACACAAGAGCAGAGACGATTAACACAACAATCCACATAACTACTAACTGTTTCTTATTAAACATTCTTCTTTCTCAACATAGTATCTCTTACGTCAACGAGAAGTTCTAGCATTAATCGCTTGAAGGCTATATCTTGAATTGAATCCTCTAGCGATTCGTTGAACTCTTTTATAACTTCTTCTTTCGCTTTCATTCTCATTGCGGGAGACACTATAGCATAATTTACAGATTTGTCAAGGGGCAGGTAAAATGAAACCAGAATTTAAGGATGCAGAACACAACTTAATATGGCAAAAAATTGAGAATGTCGAGAAGATACTTAATAATCATATCGTCTCCCGACTCAATAGACTCGATAAGAGATTCTGGTGGATAATAGGACTTATTATAACAGGCATTCTTCTTAATAAACTTTTTTAGGACTTGCTTTTTTAGCTTAAATATTTCACACTAATGATATGAAGAAAGAATGTTATTTATGCACGGAGGAATTAGAGGTTGACGAGAAGTGCGAAGAAGTAATTTGTGATGCTTGCCTTCTCGCGGGACAACCCCCGGTTGGGACTAAAAATGGTATCATCTACTACACTCAGGAAGCGTTTGACAGAATTTTGGGCGAATATAAGCCTGAAATAGAGACTTGGGAAACTGCTCAAAAAATGAGAGATCAAGGACTCTCTCTTCGGAAGATAGCAGAGCGATTGGAGACATCTAAGGACTCAATTCAAAGGCATACTGTCTCATCAAACGTATAATCATACCCCTAAGCAAAAATGAGACACTGAAATACCGATGAATAAAGGCACTAAAAATCCAAAATCGGGGGGTCTGAGGAAAAGTCAATTTCTGTTTGAGGATTTTTTATCACCAGAGATGAAACTTTTACTCAGACAGCAAGTTTTACCAAGGAGGCAAAATGTCAAAAGCAAAAGTTATACAAAGCGCAAAGTTGTATCTTCAAAAAGAGGGTGAGAAAGAGATGAGGCACATAACTAATTGGCCTACCTTCCTCAAAGTATGTAAGGACTTACAGATAAGCAAGGACTGGAAGGATAGGACATTCCTGGATGATGAGGCTTTTCCTCCCAAAGGTAAGCCCATCACTGAATGGCCGGAAGGAGGAGGGGAATTACCCGAACCCATTTCACCAAGCGGACAGCGCAACATCTCTATTCTCTGGATGGGAGATGAACGATGGCTAAATGAGTTTGGGGGCACGCATATCGTTGGCTTCCATGAGCCATGCAGACCCCAATGGTATCCTCCCCATAAAATAAAGCTCATATCCTATCTTAAGATAGATTCATTTGATAACGATAGGATTAGAGCTAGGGTCAGGGAAGCAAGAGATCATCCCAATAATGGTGGTTACTGGCTAATCTCTGGACACGAGCCCGATATAACAGGGAATGAGCCTAGTGTCCAAGCTCATAAACAGAGAAGGATCGAGCAGTATAACATTATCCGAGCTGAGGATCCTGATATATGGAATCACCCTGTGGTTACTTTCTATGATATGACTTCAACCTTTGCTCATTATCCTGGCTGGCAACAGGCTTTTACTGGTGAGGATCACGATGTGTTCCTAATTGACTGCTACGCTGGAAAGCATGAGGGTGGTCTAGACGTTCCAGGAATGGAAGCGGGGGCAAAGCTAGTAGAAATTGGACTAGGCCGCAGTAAGGGACAATTCATCCCTTGCATAGATGCTTGTTATAAAACGGGTGGTGAGGTTCCTCCCGTTGTCGAACAGTTCGAGTGGTGGAACCAACGTTTTGGGCCACTTGAAGCCTGTGCGTTCTGGAATAGCGGAATAGGGACTACAGTTGTGGGTGCCTATGAAGATGAGCGGATAGGAGAGCAATGTAAGGAAGTAAATAGAATTTTAGGATTGTTAAAATAAAGGAGGCCATAAATGGCTAAAGTAAAAGTACGTCTCAAGGAAGTAGTTCAACTGGATGAAGATTCAGTTGGGGTGATGTTGGATTTCGATAAGGTTGCGAATCCTGGGAAAGTTGTGGAAACCATAGAGAAGGCAAAAGAATACCACGAAGGCAGTCTCACATTCTGGCAGGTAATTGGGATTATCATTAAGATTTGGAATGGATAATGGCTGTACCCATAGTTTATATACTCTTGGGGCTCTTGGCTGGACACCATCTAAAGAAGCTAATCCGAAAGCACTTGAACATTAAAGATTTTGAGACTGAGTTGGGACAACTCGTTCTGGAAGTGGTTAAGGCTCGGGAAGACGGAAAAATAACCTTAAAGGAAGCAAAAGACATTTGGAAAGAAGCAAAAGAAGCTGGTTTAGCTAAACTTTTAGATATATTTTTTAAATAGGAGGATAAATTGGGAGAAAAATCAGAGGCAAAATGGAGTACTACAACGAATGTTACCAAGGATACGCCAATTATGTATGTTGAACCGTTTGATAATCGTGATTGGAGTAAACCAATGAAAATGATTTGTCATCCAGGATAGGAGGATAATATGTCTAACAATAGTTTAAGAGCAAAGGTGAGGGAAAGACTTGCCTACGCTTTTGCTGCTGGTCTTCTCGGGGAGACTGCGGCGATCATCATTGGAAAGTTTGTGGGGATTGAGGTTGCTTCAACTGAAGTACTTATGCTCGCAGGCCTCATGGGGATGATTCTCGTGTTCTACTTTGGAGGCGAGCAGAGCAGAGAGAAACCCGAATAGTCGAGTCTATTTTCCAAACCTGTGAAAGTTAGTCAAACATCATTAGTGATACAAAAAGCGCTAATTAGTGTCATTATGATGAGAAAAATGACATCTTTTATAATCGTTATGGTGATGCTATTTGGTATGTTTTTGTTACATGTGTCACATAAAATTACCATGCAGAAACAAGATAGGTTCGATTCACTCTTTCGGTATTACACACAGGGGACTTGCTTTGATTGGAAGCTATTCAAATGGATGGCTCTGGTTGAATCAAGTATGAATCCCCGTGTAATAAGTGATGTTGGTGCAATGGGGCTTATGCAGTTAATGCCGGGCACTGCCGAGGAGATGAAGGTTATCTATCCCTTCGATGTTGAGGAGAATATCAGGGGAGGTACTGATTATTTTCGCATCCAATTCCAGCACTTCCCCGAGATCCCCGATGGTATGGAGAGGATTAAGTTTTCTTTAGCTGCTTATAATGGGGGACGAGGCTATATTAATAAAGCTATTTCTCTTGCCAAACATAGCAAGGTTGACTGGCAAAAATGGGATGTAACGAAAAAGTATCTAGCCTTCCCGAGTTGTAGAGTGAGGGGGAAAGTGCCCGACCATAAACAGATTACTAACTACGTTAGAAAAGTGATGGAATTATGTGAATACGAGAAGTCTGTCTAATATATTAAACAACTGTAAGGAAAACTGAACAGTAGAATGAGTGATTACATACAATTAATTGTATTATTTTTCACGCTCTACGCTACCATCGTAAATATTGTAAATTTTCATACAATAGCGTCTAAATCCTCTACACTTCTTAAGAAGTGTATATACTTGCGGTGATAATATTATCACTAATGGTGATAAATGAAAAAACTTTTAATAGTCTTAGTATTAGTTATGGTCTTAGCTGTCGCTGGACTGGCGGAGGTTCAGCATTTACAGAATATAACAGTAAAACTACCAACAGGCACAGGATTCCATATTGGGAATGGGAGGATCCTAACGGCAGCTCATCTCATTAAACCCTATATGGAGAATGCTATCTGGGTGAAAAATGGTGAACATGGGATGGTGGCTAGGCTAATAAAAATAGACAGAGAGTTAGACTTGGCTCTTTTGGGGGTAGAGAAGACAAACTATCCTGAAATACTTCTTAAGCTAGAGACTGAGGTTGATGAAGGAGTCATCTCGGTAGTAAACTTTGGGTTGTTTGAGGACATTTTCCTGCGAGGAAAGGTGGTAGGCTATGGCTATTATAAGGATAGGGAATACATAGTAATAGATATGACAATTATCCCAGGGATGTCTGGTGCGGGTGTATTTAGCGGAGGAAAGCTCATTGGCATCGTGCGCCTTCTCTATGGTGATACAGGAAGAAAAGTGGGAGACTTCGTTGCCCTGATAATACCAGCTAAGACAATCAAGAAATTTTTGGAGGAATAAAATGATACCTGACGATATGTTATGTGGAATTTGTCAAAACTTTGACGAAGAAAAAGAAGAAAATGAATGTAGATATTGCGAGCCGGAGGAATAGGATGAGAAAAGGATGGCCACCTAAGGATGATGCAGTTGAACTCCCATAACAATGGGCATCTATAGGGAGTGGGACAAGTTCTGTGCGATGGCTAAGGAGAGTGCTGGAACAGCAGGCTCAACCCTACCCACTCCTGCTTCGTGGAAGAATGACATACCATCGTATCTTGACGCAGGTAAGATATTCATTGAAGTTTGCTTACTCATGCTTCTATACCTTTGGAACTTTTACCTTTGGTTGGACATAATTATACTTTTAGGGACATGAAATGTATCCCAACATCCATATAACAAGAATAGGAGAGAAGTATCCTGTAAGGATTGAGTGGAAAGGAGATGGATACCAATTAGTTAAGTCTTTCAATGATTTGATTGAGCTACTTAGAAAGGAATTCGGAGAGAAAGATGGGCCGAGGTAACAATAATAGAATCAAACATAGAAGGAAACGCAGATGGAGAAGCAAAAGGGCACAGCACAGGAGAAAATGAACCTTGATTACGGCAGATGCTTCCATTGTCGGCGAGTTATGTCTATCAAGTATTTGACGCAGATACGCTATTATATTGGGCATTTAATAAAAGGAAAATTTCATCATAAGTTAATGTGTAGGGCTTGTTTGAAGGCCGCTGGGCAAATAAAATGTTAGAGCTAGACTTTGTGGATTGCGAGGAGTCTAATTCCAACCCTCCTTAGTTGTCATTTAGGTTGTCAATTGGGTTGTCGTTTCCTAATAATCCTTCTCTATAGGCTTATAAAACGGAACCCATTCAAATTTCATTCTCGCTAGATTGTCTTTCCTTCCTTTGTCATTAACGAAGAACTCCACAATTAGCCCTCCTATTTCTGGATACAAACCTTTCCTTCGTAAGTAAGGCGTTTGACTTTCAAAACAAGGAAGGCTAAAAGCGGTGACATTTCTATACTGGAATAGAGCACAACTTTTATGAAGATGCCCCATGAAATATATATCTGGCTTGGCATCAGGGGAAAATTGCTCTATGTTTTTTTGCAAGCGATAAGAAAGCGCATAGGGGACTCCGCCAGAGGTATGCTGGAGATAAACTTTTAACCTTGGTAGAATAGGGTAGGCACCATAAGCACCCCAATACTCAATGTCTTCTCGTTTGTCAGCTATATTTTCTACGATGTCACATCCAGCCTCTTTAACAAAGGAGTAATCGTGATTACCGGCTATCATTATAGTTTTCCCGCCATTTTCCATTCTCGGATAGTGCTCAATAACATACTCCCTCTGGGCTTTCTCACCGTGTAAGAAAAGTTCGTATTCCTGTCCTCTATAAACCCTAATGCCAGCTGTCACATCTCCAGCATGAAGAACAAGTTTAACTCCTCGCTCCTGAGCATAAGTATAGAATGTCCTGAGATGAGTGAGTTGCTGATATTTACTGGCAGAATGAGTGCAGCTTATTACTGCAAATATTATTCTTTCCCCTTCAAACATGGATGCATCCACTCTTTTCTTGATGTCCATTTTATCGGGAGTAAGTTTTTCAACCCGATAGCCTTTTTCAGAAAGAAGTTGCCGAAGGTCTTGCTCGCTTATATTACTAGGACTTTCACTCTTTTGAGGATTTTCAATGGTTGGTGAATTCCCTTTTTTCCATCCCTTGCTACGCCTTAAATTTCTTATCCCCTCCGAGTCTATGTCAAGTTTGAAGCGTTCCTTAATTGTCCTACTTAAAGCAAAGTCCTTAGCACTTTGATAGTTGTCTTTGATGTAGTTATATACTTCGCTATGCTCTTTCCAGAACTGCTCATTTCTCATTTGCTTTTTCCAACTTTTTTCTCTAATTTATTTACTCTATCAACAAGCCCCGATAGACTTTTTGCCCACGTTTCATTTATTACATACTCAACATAGCGGGCAATCGCCCCTCTTTTGTGACTACTTATCTCATCACGTAATTTTTCCAATTGAATTTTTTGTTTTGGCTTCATTACCATCTTTTTTCCTCTTCGCTTGCTCAAGTAATTTCAATTTCTTCTCTCTCTCGTAAAAGTTTATTGGTATTGGCTTGTGTAATTGCTTTTCATGCTCATTTATCCACTTAACTACCTCATTTATTTTATCCTGGTTCTCATATATTTGCTGTAGTAAACGGGTACACCAGATATTTACACCCGCTGAGGATTCATAGACTCTTCTAGCTATTTTCTCCATCTCTCCCTCCTAGTAGCCCCACCAGATTAAGACTGAGCAGGAGAGTTGCCACGATTTAGGTCTCTATGCTCAGTGCTGATGGGGCCGCGTGAACTATCTTAACCTAAAATTACTTTGCGGAAGCGAGCACAGCATTGATAAGAAAGCAGGGCTTAGCATCGCTTCCATAAAAGGAAAGTAAGCAGTTTAGCAATAAATAACTTCTTTCTAGCATCACTTCCCATTTTTGCTATAGTTATAGTATTTATCCAAAAACTTAGTCTCAATGAATTTTGTTGCCCAGTTATCAAGTTTGGCTTTTGTCCACTCTTTATGTTTATTCTTATAATATCGCTTCATATCAAGATATAAGGAATACCATTCTTCGTTTTTCTGTCGGATAACTCCTTTAGCAAAGAAATACAAAGCACGCTTCAGCGAATGACAAAAATTCTGATTTCCCTTTTTCTTTTTCATACCACCATAGGAGCGTAAATTAAACTTATGGGGAAAACGACCTATGTTTTTTATGCTTCCCATTATACCTCCCGCTGTTCTCTCACCACAACCTTTAATTGGTTCAAAAAACTCAGTCCATTCCTTGGTACTATGGATTATCTTTTTAAGAAGATTAAACTCTGTCTTAAACTTGTTTTGTAAGCTCTTAACCAATTCAGTTTGTCGGTCAATCAGCTTTTTCTCAAAGCCATCTAAGGATAACAATTCAATCTGATTAGTGAGAGCAAAAAGCCTGTTTTTCTCCTGGACTAAATTTGCTTCTGTCTTTTCTAATCCTTTGTAAATAAGGTAGATTTTAGCCGTAACCTCATCGGATTCCGTGAAAGCTCTAAAACTGAAACCATTTCCTATCATGCTTCGGAGTATCAGAGCATCAGTTTCATCGTCTTTTTCTAAACCCATACGATTACGTTCTCTTTTGACTTCAACCCCTGGGATGGTAAAAATCTTGTGTTTGAGTTTTCTAGCAAGCAATTTGAAACTATCGCCCCCGCCCTCTTCTAGATAAAATTCACAAGGGGAAAGCACGAGATCGGTAGATAATATTTCTTTAGCACTTCCCCTTTTATTTAACTTCTTAAACCATTTTCGCCAAGCGTCAATTTGATTGGGCAACGATTCTACCTTGCCCGTCTTGACATTACAAATCTTAATGTCCTTTCTGGTAGCCCAGTCAACGGCATATTGCATTTTTACTTTCATTTTCCCTTCTCCTTCTTTCTCTTTCTTCTTAACCACTTCTTATGGCTCCTTTTAAGCCCCTCCCACCAATCCTGTCCTTCTTGACCAAGTAAGATACCTTTACTCATCACCTGCACTCCGTTGATCCAGATACTAGCACCGCCACCCCATTTATGTGCTTTATAGTTATCCATTATAGCTTTAGATAAGTCCTTTTTCGGAGTTTGTCTTTGCGCATTCCTAATCCTCTGATATTCGCTACAGCACTTCTTACAGGTATTACCGCTACCCCTGTAATACTCGGTAGGTGCTTTGAGTTGCCCGCATTTAATGCACTTTTTAAATTCGCTCAAAAGCTATGTCTCTCCACGCTTTAGATTGGTCATCCAGCACATCAACACCAGATGCCCAGCGTTTGTAACCTAGACTTTTTAACATCTCTTCAAACTTATTATCCAACTCTGTTATTATTTCGCCCCCGTCGTACTCAACTTTAATATTCTCTGGTAACTTCATTTTCTCTCCTTACTACGACTTGGTGCATGTTGATCTGGCATTGATTTCACTTCTGTTCTTGCTATGAACGCATCAAGGCAACAACAGACATCCTCTAGTTTTTGGTAGAGTCTTACCCATTCAGGGCTAGTCCCCTTTACTTCGCTTAGGTATCGAGCCCTTGACTTGATTTGCTGTAATTCATCTCGTGTGAAAGGGTTAAACATTTTAGCCTCCCTCCTTTTTTTTCGTCCAGCGATAATTACATCGAAGACACACAAGCTCGTGATCTTTGCTAAAGAGACTACTATATTGATCTATTTGGACAAATCATATTAGGCATACTTTTTTTCACTTTCTCTCTACCTCCTCCGTTATATCAATAAAATTAGCTCCCCGGTTACACAGATGAAATCCCCATGTCTTACCTACCGGGTCAACCTCGCTAATCGCCCTCTCTCTCGCCTTGACTACCTTGAGTTTGCCTGGATCGCCTTTCCTTTTCCCCTTATCCATCGCCAAATATAACGAGGCACTTTTAACAGAGTATCCCGCACCATAGCCCAAATCTCGCCCCTCGGGTTTCTGTATGGCTACGATAGCCACCCCCTTGTTTAGCTTCTGGATTATCTTTTTCAGCTCATAGCCAATCATAAAAACCTCGTTATCGAGATCCAAATAGTCAATTACATTAATAGCGTCTGGTTTAATTACATCAGCGTAGTTATCCTCCCTGCGCCAGACCTCAAAGGGAAGAGACTCAGGAAAATCGGGGTCAATGGCAAGGAATCTCTCGTCCATTTGCCCGTCCCCCATCTCACTATTACTAAAAAGATGGATCGGAAAATCATACATATTCATATACACTATGTTATATAACAGGGCTGTTTTACCCGCACCTGATGAACCTGCCAAGATTATCAAACTCTTGGGCAAAATCCTGATCAATTTTTCTAACTCGAAGGGGAATCTCAATGGTATGCTCGTTTTATCCGCACCCCGAAAGTTTATCTTTGGTGCTTCATCGTCAACAAGACGGTAGAGTCCGTCCCTTTTGCCTACGGCTACAACTATGCCCGCTTCTTTAAGGCGTTTCATACATACTCGCACATACGCCTTGTCTTCAGGAAAGGGTGCTGGAAGTTCGCTATATATGTTCCTGAGACTAAATTGCCCCGCAGTTCCTTTAACCCATTCTTCTACGGCTGTTTTAGAAGGTTTATTCTTATCTTCTGGTTTGCCCATATTTTAGCTTTCAAGCTATCCAAATCTCAGGTCTTTTTGTGTTTTGGTCTGCCTCTCTTTGGCAAGCTGGACACGCAGATTGGTCTCCAACTTGATGAGGATACACTCTGTATAACTTTTTGCATAACGGACACCTAACTACTTTTCCATTTCCGGGCATTTTCTTCACCCCCTCGTCTTAAATAAGTAGGAGCGTTATTGTAACTCCCAATATGACACCCATCGCTAAACCAGTGAGGAATATTATAATTACCCACTCACCCACCTGTGACACTTACTCCTCCTTTCTTATACTTTAATCTTAAAAGAGCCAATGCTAAGATCCATTTCTATGATAGTTCCTTTGGGTGATTCCTCTACTAAATGTTCCGCCACCTTCAAAACATCTTTGTCGTGTTTAGTCATTTACTCCTCCTCAACTCCGCTCAATGTGCTACAACCACAGACTGGACAAAGCTCTAGTTTATCCGTTGTTACTCCAGCCGGTATGGTTATAGACACTACACTATGACAATTACTGCAAATCCGTTTACATTGTTCTACGTTATCTACTCGTCCCATTCTTTCTCACCTCCTTCAATGTATCTTTTGTATCATTAGTATCTTTTATGATACTTCGATGATACATTCACGATTCAAGCCCCTTTCGCTGTCCATCTTTCAAACGTACAGGAAATCAAATTGCACCCACTAAATTCCAACGTCCACCATTCCTCATTATAGTTGTAAATCATATAAAACTCGTCTGCCATAATCTTATCTCCTTTCAACTCTCTGCCGTTACATATCGCCCGAGTATCTTTACCTTTTTTTCTCGCACCACCGCTTTAACTTTCACTATCTTTGGCCTCTTCACGCTTGAATCAAAGTTGCTAATCAGCAATCCCTTAGCCAATGCTTTCTTCTTCTCTGTGTGGAACGCTGGTAGAGCCTTGCCATCCTGCAGGTAAGTTATGGTAGTGTGCTTGCGGACCAAGTGATACTCACTCCTTCTGGTTATTATTTTGTCCAGGATATAGCCGTTGCACGTAACAATCCACTCAACATCTAACCCCTTTGCTGTGAATGATGCTTGCATATTATTTCTCCTTTGTTTGTATTGAGTCAGTATTTGTTTCGCAACCCACTGGTTCTATTATCCAGTAGTTATCTAATTTCATTGTATGAAAACAATAAGGACATCGAGCATAGATTATTTTGCTGGTTGCCTCCATCTTATTCCTTCTTCGTCGCCCGCCCTGCCCCAAGCATTCAGGTGTTCTTGCCACGCACCAAGAACTTTTTAACATGGATTTGCCTGTTCTTGAGTTGGCCCACAGGGCAGGCTTATAAACTATTCCTTGCAAAACTCTTCTTTGAGAATTTTATCTAGCGTTTTACCGTCTAGCGAAACTAGCTGGTCAAGGTTGAAGATATTGCGATTGTAAGTTTGAAGCATTTTAGTTACTTCGGGGGAGTTTTCCTTCCACTCGAGGTCTTTAACCTTATCCTTAATTAGCTTAATCTTTTCCGCTTTAGTTAGCTTCTTTAGCTCTACCTTCTCGGGTTCATTAGCCAATGGGAGTTTTTTAAGTGCGTCTATCATATCCCTTAGTCGCTGTGGTGCTACACGGTGCAATTCATTCCAAGATGAGATACCATATCCGCTTAAAAACTTCTTCTCAACCGAGACAGTCTTAGTTAGGCTAGTTCCAGTTAAAGTCTCTGCGGTAGTTCTTTCTTCACATAAAGCTTTAACCTCAGTGATTAGCTCTTTCATCTTCTTAAATACTTGCATATCCTCGTAATAGGCTTCGGGGTGTTTGCTGTATGTAGCTAAGCCCAGCTTCTTATACCCTATCTCCCTGGCTAGCTTTTTAATCTCATCCATTTGCGTTGGCGTGATCTGCTGGAATTGCTTCTCCCCTGTATTCTTATCGGGCTCTATCTTTCCATTCTCAATATCCAGTTTCTTTATTGGCTTCCTTTCCAGTTCCACGTCCCCAGTAGGCATTTCCTCCTCAGCGTATAACCCTTCAAAATCCTCTGGGAATGCTTCTCTCAATGCCTGAGCCAAAGCTACTTTTCTAATCATAGTCTTGGGCTTATTCTTCCACATTCGGTTGTCCTGATTGTATTCCTCAAAGTCCACCACTACCCGTATTGGCACTTGGTAATCCTTGATATATACCTCAGCCCAAGCTCCCGTAACCTTTCCGTCTTTATCCTTTGTTGCCTCAGCCTTGTGTCCCTGAAACTTAGGGTTATGAGAAGCTCTTTTTAAGAATACATCCTTACCCACCACCATACTGGCAGCATGCTTGGGATCGTATTTAATTAGATAGGCTTCCCTTAACCACGGGTTTAGCTTCTGGTAGAAACACATTTTTATAAAGTGCATGACTTCGGCATCCGTAACTAGATTCTTCTTACCGCTTATTAAGTAATCCTTTACCTCTTGCGGTGTCAGTTCAAGTGCACCTTTAGTTGTTTTATACTCTGTTAATTGTTTGTTCATGTTTCACCTCCTTCAATCCCTCTTTTTTCTCTATGTCATCAAATCTATCTCTTATACACAGAGGACAGTAGGCTCTGTTGCTTGGTGTTTCTAACCAGCCAGCCTCTAAGTCTTGAATGGCTGTATCAATGAAGTCCACTTGTTCGCTGGTTCTTTTGCATAAAGCGCATTTACTCATCCCGGCCTCCTTGCATTTCCTCTTCGCAAGCTGTCCAACCATCTTTATACGCTTCATCGTGTAATATTTCCGTTGCTGCTGTTACCATTTCTTTAATAGTTTTAAGTTCTAGGCGTATAAACGTTAGTTCTTTATTAATGTTTTTAAGCCCGTTGTCATTAAAATCATCACCATTCATTCCTACCTCCTTTAATCTCTATGCTTGTCTCGAAATTGTTCGTCATCTTCTAATACCCATTGTAATAATTTTATTTTATCTTTGTATTCCAGCATCGCTTGCGTATTATTCTCAATTAATTCCTCTCGTCTTTTTAAGCACCCCTTGTAAAACTCTAATTCTTGTTCAATCTTTTCCTTGCTTCTCATCTTCGATCCTCCATTTTTGCTCCTCGTTATAAATGAACATTGCCTTACTGTGTTGCTCACACAGCCCACCCGTTATTGTAGGCTTACCGCATATAGAACACAATTGTATTCTCATTTTCCCCTCCATCCATGTGTAAACCACCAAAAGTCACCATAAAATAACGCTTGTATTTGATAAAATAATGACACGATCAAGCCAATCCAATTTACATTACGAATATCAGATAGAGACTCTGCTTGAGCACCACAAATACAAGCATCGAACCTCATAAAACCGCAACTACATTCTGACCATCTACCTCCGCAGAATAAACAACGACCTTCCCAACCACCGCAGTAAGGTGTGGGGCATGACAACCAACCACTATAACCTCTCCTAACCTTATCACCTTCCCAATTTTTCATTTACCTCCTCCCGTAGCCTTCTTTAGCGCTCTGAACGGCTGTTTCCCCTGGTAATTCTCTATAGCAATCTTAAGCTCCTGGAGTTCGTGCCGTGCCAATACTATTCTATGAGTAAAACCATAGGGACTACTAGTTATCCTTAACATTACATCTGCACCACCAGGAGAAGGATAAAACTCAGTCTTCATTTAAAGTCCTCCTCGTCTCCACAAGTTCCATTCATCACAATCAGTCGCACACTATTATCGGGAAACTTCGCAAAGGTAAAATTCTTGTGCTTACCATATCTGGCTCGAGCCTTCTTGATAATCTCCTCTGGCGAGTCAAAATAGCGTATGCGTAGTGCTTTCATGTTATCCTCCATTAACTTTGGTATATTGCCCGCAATTAGCACAGTAAAACGTCTCTCTAGCTGGATTCTGTGCTAACGAGCCAGGTATCCATATCTCCCTGTTACACCATTGACATTTTATCTTGGTAGCTAGTGCTTCTTCACTCATTTTTTATCCCTCCACTTGTGTATCATCTCTAATATCTTTTAGAGCAGTAATATAACCACTCCAAAAACCCTTCTTGGCTACCGTCGATTTGTCGAATACTTCTTCTGCACTCTCTATTCTCTCCCTCAATTGAGAGCTATACCTGTAGTTCATTGTTTCTCACCCCCCTCTTAAACTCTCGAAATTAACTTCCTAACTAAATCTCCAAAATACGGATAATCAGCATCCAGCCCTCCTAGCTTCTCCTGAATATAGCTATCCGTTAGCAATCCTTTCTCTTGGAATAGATACGCCAGTCTGGTATTACAGTTAATTACCAGAAACCCTCCTGGGTCAATGCTTCCCATAGCATTAAAGTCTTGACCTGACATCCAGCGGATAGCAATCGCTTTATAGCTTGTCCCTTTTATTTGTTGATATTCTCCAACCAGAGCACCTCCCAATGGATATATCATAATTTCTTTTTTCATTTGTTCTCACCTCCCAACTCTATAATTCTCATTCCCGGCTCCACGAATATAAGCTCTCTTCCGCCATTACCAGGGTAACGTATCCAGAACGCCTTGCTTTCAGGCGTGGGTAGATTATCAACTATGCCCCCCACTTCCTTACCACTAGCAAACACAACCTTGATGTGCATTGACTTCACCTCCTTGGGAAAGTCTATATATGCTACTCTAAGTGCCAGGTACTCGGGAGCGGTAAACTCTTCTTTTTGTCTCCGACAGTCTTCGCAGCACGCAAGAAGATTACTAACCTCAGTCTTTCCCCCACGACACTTAACTACATCGTGGCATAACATCTTGGTTTCCTTACCACAGAATTGACAAGAATTACTATCTCGTCTCAAAGTTTCCCGCCGAAGGATGAGGGGAATGTAAGAGGATTCGTAGCCCGTATGATGAACAATCTGCGATGTAGATATGTTCATGATCGACCTCCCAATGGCCCCCGGATTTCTCATAAAAAAAGCCCAATCTTTACCTCAAAAGAATGGGCTAACGGAAATTCGGGATGTAAGCTCGGCAACCCAGCTACCATCTGACAGGTCTGTGGTTTTGCGTCCCATTCTTTCGAATGGTTTGCCTTTGTCGGTCATACCGGTAAAAATCGAGCAAATGAGAAAGAGCCAATCCCACCATAATAGCAAAAAAATGTTGGTGAGTAAAATTGCGGAAAGTAAAGCTAGATGAAGGTTTAGATTCGGGGCGAAAAACTGCGAGTTGGACTTGAGATTAGGCCCGGGAAAAGCAGTAGAGACGGAATCTTGAGAACGGAGGAAAAAAACGTATGCCCCCCATTTGGTTGACATAATATCTCTTATCAAACGATAAACGATGCAGTTATAGAAAGAGTAAGGGTTTGGGAAGGTTAAAATTTTAAGGTCCGATAATGGGAGAATTGTAATACATCCCTCTCCATCAACTATACCAGCGATGTATGCTCTTTGTGTTTCGATTGCGAGGCCAGACTTAATTAAATTGTAGAATGGACAATGATTGGATGAGTTTATTTCGGATGGGTTACATAACATTAAATTCTCCAAGCCATATAACGAGCTATGGGAGCAAAAACTCTCTGTCTTTGTGGCACTCTTTCTAATAAGGCATCAATAAGTTGAAGTTCTCTTTTGGGAATTCCTCGTCTGCGGCGAGCACTTAAAAACCAGATTTGTTCATCAATTTTGAAGAGTTCCCAGATAGTGTCTATAAAAATATCGAATTTAAGACCAGATGTTTTAAAGACTTCATATAATACTGCTTGATTGAAAGGCGACATTTTGCATTTAAAATAAGCATCTTTAATGATTTCTTTTTTCTTAGGGTTAGACGAGATACAATTGGTAGATTCACATAAAATATTGCGCCCCGGAACTAGGCCAATCCCCGACACCGGGGGCTGAGGAGTTAAAACGAGCCTCTCCCTTTCACGAAATTCGTTCCCTTCTGAGGGAACTGCAAATGCAACTTGTCTTACAACTTTGACGAGGTTGGTATTGAAGCTCATTTTATCATCCTCAGAAATATACTAGCATAATTCTATTTATTTGTCAAGTCTAGTTGCTCGATTATCTAACGAGTCTGCAATTTTTATGATAGCTTCGGCTAAATAATCTTGATCCGCCTCGTCATAATTATAAACTATCGCATCCTGATCAACGCTTCTTCGCACAAGTGTTGCACTAACATATAAAGCTTCAATGTGTGCTTGGCGTTTAGTCATCTCTCCTCCTCCTTATGCTCCCGAATATATCGCTCCACGATCATACTTATTTTGGTAGAGCGTGGGAGATAGCGAGTGCCCCCGACCTCAATTGCGTCAAGCTTCTCAATTAGCTCGGGAGACATCGTTATACCGATTGATGCTTTGCGTCCTCTGGTTCTCATTGGTGCTCCTTTTTTCCAGTAATCTCTTTCCTTACTTCTCTCAAAGCATAAATATAACCACTCCACTCTTTTTTGTTCCAAAGTAGATCTTAAAACATGCTCCACATTTGATACAATAACAATTGTCATAACAACCGTTGTTGTCTATTCCCCAAACCCTACGCTTTACCACTAACTTATTTGATTTATAATGAGAACATGTCATTTCTTGTTCTTCTTTACTTTACGGTGTTTTTCGCAATACAGCACAAATTTGGTTTGTCGTGAAACACAATACCAATTTATTTCGGCATCGGTTAGTTCTTTGCTACACTTATCACATTTGACTCCTTGACACTCGTATGAGTAGTTTAATGTTAACAACTTTTTATTACGTACTTTTAAAAAATGTTCTTGGCACAAACCATATTTCCAATCTCCTTCCCTTATAATTACTTCAGCTTCTTGCTCGCAGGGATCCACACAAGCATTAAATAAGCACCTCATTTTACTCCTCCTTTTATCAAAGATGTGACTACTATAGCATAAACTCATATTTTGTCAAGCGTGAGAAAGAGCAAATTACCCATCTAGTTCTTTTGTTCTGGCTCAACGACTGCAATTTGTGCAGCCTTTTTTAAGTAACCCAAAATCTCCAAGTATATTTCTTTCCCTACTTGTGGCTCTTTTATGAAAATCCACCTAGTTTCTGCTTCAACTTCATTGTCTTGAAACAGCGTTAAAATAACTTCTGCTTTTCCCATTACTTTTTTCTCCTTACTTTTTGTAGCTTCTCCCCCACCCCCATAAGTATATGGCATGAATCTACCCGGATGGTCTTTCCGTAATCTCTCCCAAGTCATCTATTTCTCCTTACTTTAGGTATTTGTCTTTACCTCGTTTATAGGCACATGCGGAGCCCATGTACTTGTAATGCGGATTTTTAGTTCATTGTCATAAACCTTCTCGACTCGTGCTTTAAAACCTCTCCACTTAACTACTTGGTTTCTTTTCATCTTACTACCTCCATTATCAAGGATGCTTGAGTATAGCAGAAAGTAGCAACTTGTCAAGTCAATAAAAGGGTTTCCCCTTAACAATCCTCTTCCTAAAAAGAAACAAAGAAAACAAACAAACCTTTAAGAGTACTAGTGCACTAACTATGTTAGTACGTTCTTTCTTTGTTTACTCTTATTAGTTAGCAATTTCCGTGCCAAAGTTTAAATAGCGTCAACGCAAGGTATGAACGAGCTAAGTGCGCTTATCTAAAATAGATAGCACGCTCTGTATTGCGCTTTATATGATAGAACATAGTTTAGTGTTCACAAAATAGCATTGAGAAAGAGCAAATAGTCTTACTACGAGGCCCGGTTAAAGGCCCCGGATGTAAAACTACTTAATAATATAACTTCTCTTCTTCCCGTTGTCGTTCTACTAATTCGTCGAAGTCTGTGTCCACAAAAAAGAATTTGTTTCCGTCGGTGTCTTCAATTGTGATTGTATCCATAGAGATTGGTCTGTTGTGCTGGACTGTGATCTCTTTAATTCTCATCGTTCTACCTCCATTATTTAGGATGCCCCTACTATAGCATAATCTAGCAGTTTGTCAAGTATGAGTACAATAATACTCAAAAGAGAGTATAAAAAGTATTTAAGGTATAATTCCTGCAATAATAATGCCTTAGATGTGCATGGTTAAGGGATAAGGAGGAGGCTTGACAACAAAGGAGGATGTATATAATAGGAGTATGAAGAAGAAAAAAGGCAAATCCCCCAGGAGGATATTAGCGGAGAAGACATTTAAAGATCCGAAAAGCCCAGCGTTTTTGAGTAAGGTTAAGAGCTTGAAATTGGCAGGTTATAGTGATAAAGTAGCGGAACATAAGAGTAGTGAATTGTTGAGAAATGTTAATTTCACAGACGCAGACATCGAAGAATTCAAGTCTTTCGCCCAACAAGATAGCAAAGTTGACCAACTTTTATGGCGCAAGCTCGAACAACTAGCAAAAGAAGACAAGATAAGCGCAAAAGACTACGCTAATTTGCTTCATCAGAAGGAGTTAGACGCAAAACTCAAGGGTAAGATGATACAGCTCATTGAAAAGAAGGTTGCTATAGTAAATGTTGGTATTCCTCGGCAGAAATGCCCTGAGTGTGGCCATACAATGGATTACCTGAAGGAAGGAGAGGAGTAAATGTATATGAAAATAGGTGATAGGTGGTGGGAACGAATAACAACGGCGGAGATAGATGTTAATGCTATTGGTGTTTGTGAGGCTTCTGAAGCGGAAGAGAAAGACGGTGGTTAACATAAATACTGTTATAGGAATAACATATGTTAGCACGTGTCCTGGGGAGAGGGATAATAATGCTTGAAAGGAGCGTGGGTAAATGCTTAGATACATTTTGATTGCTGTGTTGGTTGTCTCGGTGGCTCTTAATGTGTGGCTTCGGATACAGATAAATAAGAGTTGGTCAACAAAGGATTTAATTGATAGAGCTAAAGGAAAGATACGTGGATATAGATGAGCAACAAGCCAGGGGGGGGAGCATGACCCAGATCGGAAGTCCAAATATATAAGAAAGGTCACTTCTACGATATAACAAAAAATCAAGAGTTGGGAGGACACCATGTGGTTATCACAAAAACTAAAGAGCAGCAAAGATTATGAAGCTGATTACCACTTTGAAATGGTTGAGCTTATAGCCGAAAAGAGTCCGCTTCTCGATTTATTAGAACAAGTAAGAAATGAACAAACGAGTGCCATAGAAAATTATCTAAAGCTAAGAATAAAATCAAAACCATTTTATTTACCTCGCTTTTTATGGAAATTTATATTATCAAAATTAGTTTATTTACAGTATTTCGAGGCTTGAATGAAAGTAGAGTTTTGTGACAATTTAATTTCCTTTAAAGCTTATCAAATCACCATTGAGACGATTGAAGATGCCCAGAAACTTGAAGACATAATTGATAACTTACGAGCTATCCCATTACCAACAGGACTTCGTAGTTTTGTGAATGAGTTGGATTCCAGATTAAATAAAATTAGAGAAAGATATGGAAGTTTGTAGGTCACTCATGCTATACAGCAAAAAATTACATCTCAGGAGGTGTAAAATGAAGTTTATTATCCTCAATGAAAAAGGGGATGAAACTTTGGTAGTTTCGCCTAATCGGGTAGCTACTGAGTTTCAGAAGCAAAAGGAAAAGGGTAGATATGCAGTTAATCCAAAAACTGGTGAAGAGTATAAAACGGCTGAGGAAATCCCGGACACAGTTGATGAACTGCTTTGGGGTAAACTCGAACACAGAGGAGAGCATGGAAATTAACAATGGCTGTTTCTTGGGAGCTCATTTCAATTTTATTGCTATTGATGATGTAGTGGAGACTGGCGCTCCTTTGACCGAAGAGACATTTCGTGAATGGTTACGAGAAATATTTGTAGAGCGGAACACGGGAACTAATAGTTATACTACTTCGGGTTTTGGCGACTGGATGACACCTGATAATGAAGTAGCTACTAACACTAAACGAAGAGTTAAAAAGCAAGCACTTAACCTTCTCAGACGCTTTATTACTCCCTCACAGTGGCAAGACTATAATTCTTTAGGATACTTTTCTCAAAAGGATGGCAAGGGTAGAACTTGGAAATTCAAGAAGGATCACCATTATCCCATCGAGTGCGATGGCCAACAAATTTGTATTGATCCAGAGCTAGGAGCACCTGATGAGGATTTACTTCTACAGGTTTGGCTAGAGATAATTGGGGGTAGGGCGGAAGAGATTCTCCCAACTGCTCAAGAATGGGTTGTACAATATCTTACTATTGACTACCCCAGGCATCATGGAGTGGTATATGAAATTACATAATAAAAGAGGCATAAATGACCCATAAACAACTCCAGCAAATACTATTTCTTCTCCGTGAGCAAGCCGATAAGAATCCCTATTTTATCTTCGTTTACGACTGGGGTATAGTGAACTTATCGGATAGGGTTGTAACAGCTAGAGAAATAGCGCAGTGTGTTAATGGAGCGAGATTCCCGCCCATTGGGAAAAATTAGTTGAAAAAAAATAAACTGAGTCCAATTCAAAAATTAACTGGGGAGAGGGGAAATGTTTGTAAGTTGCCCTTTGATTATTTTAACTTGTGGTGCTGTGATTGTAATTTAAGACATCAAGTTTTTATTGAGAAAGTGGATATGAATACAATACGAATTTGCATGGTGAGAGATGAAACAGCAACTATGGAGCGGCGAGAATTGGGAAAATTGAAGAAAAGATATAAGAAATTAAAAAAAGGGGGGGGCTTGACACCTTAGCTTAAATATGTTAATATAAATGTGTAATAATAGTGAAGTTAAAAAGAACTTAATGGCGCAAATCTCCGAGGCTCTGAATATTGTATTAGAGCCGGGTTTCGGGGAAATTAGAATAGTCATAGATAAAAAGCGGGGGATTTATGATGTTATTCCCTCTCCCCGAATTCGAGTGAAGAGTTGAATAAGGATATAAGTTGGGGAATTGTAATAGTCTTATTGAGCTATATAGCTGTAGTTTGGTTAATAATTATTTCAGTTGGTTGACAACTTAATATAGTCTGACCTACTCTGAACTTGAGCGGTCAATTTAGTCTCTAGGTGGATAGGGGTGTCTCCCTGTCGCTAGTGGCTAAGTTGGCCGCTTTTTTTATTGATATTATAGTTTATCTTCTCATTTACCGAAGTTTAACTATTTTTACCGAAGTTTAACTGAAAAGGTATCAACCGGGGTTTATCTCGGATATGAACTCCCCATAACTTTTATGATGGGGATAAAATCTAAAGCCAGGTCGCTCTTGGCGAAATAGACGCTCTGACTGCCGGCAGGCGCTCAGGGCGTTTTTTTATTATGTGCAAAAAGATATGGAAGAAAATAGAAGCGACGTTGAGAGACTCAAAGCCAAGGCATTATCATCTCTTTATGAGTTTAATTACCTAATTTTAGGGTTTAACGCAG